AAAACAATCTATAGCTTTTGATAAATGGTCTATTCCATCTTGTAATATTTGTATTTCTAAATAATTCATGTTTTTAAATTCTCCTTTTGACAAAACTAAAATTTTTTGATATAATAAAAATTGATGTTTTTACGTATATCATTTGAATTAGTCAATGTTAACGGCATTGTCTAGTTCTTTTTTTATTAGTTTTCTTGCTTCATTCTTGATTACATTCCTTGTCATTCGTTTAAAACTTTCTTCATTTTCCCATCTGTCCACTTTATCTAAAGCATCAAAGTAGTCTAATATATCGTAAAGTAATCTTTCGTATTTTCTGTTTTGTAAAGCTCTATAGTCTACTTCTTCTCTTAACATTTGATTTTCTTCTTTGAATTGTTTTATTATGTTGTGATTTTTACAATTTTCTTCCCCTTGTCTTATTAATGTTCTTATCATTTTATTTCCTCCTTTCTTATCTTATTGTTGTTATGCAGTTACAAACTACATAATTTAATAAACTTATTGTTACTGCTACTGCTCCTACATATCCTGTCATATATACTACTGCTCGTCCTATTAATTCATAAATCTTATGTTTTTTCATTTCTTTATCCTCCTAAAATTAATTTTTCTGCTAGGTTAAGTTCTATTCTTATACCTACATTTGTTCTTTTAGCCATATCTCTGTACTTAGGTTGTTTAATTAATGCATAAATTTGTGATTTACTACAATCAAAGTACTCTGCACAATGTTTAATGTTTACCCATTTTTGCTTTGGCTTTTCGCTACCTTTTACCCAAGGCATTTAATCATCTCCTTTCTTTTTATAACTCTCCGTTAATCCTAGAGCCAAAAAAATATCAAAAATATTACAATTATATACTTTTGCTAATTTCTTTTTTGTTGCATCACTGGGATTTCTTCTTCCAGTTTCTAGCATTGAAATATACGTTACACTTTTTCCTGTAATCTTTGATACTTCTTCTTGTGTTAGTCCTCTTTTTTCTCGTAGAGTTTTTAATGTTGTTTTTTTCATTTTGCACCTCCTTTAACACAGAGTTAATTTGTGTATATTCGCATTATATATAACGCTCCGTTATTTGTCAAGTATTTTTTTAAAATATTTTTTAACTTTGTGTTAATCCTTTGTGGCTGTAGGAAAGAAATTTATAAAATAGCTTTACAAATTTAACTTTTTGTTATACAATATTATTATACAAGAATTATTATGTTAATTGGAGTTAATTATGAATAGGATAAAATTATTAAGAGAAGAAAAAGGATTGTTTCAAAAAGACTTAGCACAGGTCTTAAATGTAACAACTCCTGTTATTAATTATTATGAAAATGAAAAAAGAACAATTAGTGCAAAAACAGCATCAAAATTAGCTGATTTTTTTGGTGTTAGTATAGATTATCTTTTAGGAAAATCAGACATTAGAAAAACAGAAAGTAATGTTTTTCCTATGCCTGAAAATGCTGTTCCAATCCCTGTTGTTGGGAAGATATCAGCAGGATTACCTATACTTGCTACTGAAAATATAAGTAGATATGAATTTGCACCTTCTTCTTTAATAAATAAAAACTTTACTTACTTTTACTTAACAGTTACAGGAGACTCTATGAATAGAAAATTCAATGATGGAGATATAGTTTTAGTGCAACAACAAAGTGACCTTGAAAATGATGAAATTGGTGTATTTCTTATAGATAATGAAGCAACCGTAAAGAGATATAAAAAGGAAAATGATCGTATAGTCCTTTACCCTATGTCTACAAATCCAGAACATGACCCCCAAATATATAATCCAAAAGAAACAAATGTTAAAATAATAGGAAAGGTTATTAGTTATCAAGGAAAAGTATAATGAACATTTTTAAAAAGTGGTGGTTTTGGTTAATAATAATTATTGTTGGATTACTTTGTATTGGTTATGAAGATGATACAAAAAATACTGAAAATGTAGTAAATACTATCTCTGTTGTTTCAAATAAAATAGAAGAAAATACAATTACAAATCAAATTGAAAACACTATTCCAGTTGAAGAACCTGAAGAAGAACCTAAAGAAGAAATTAAGGAAGAAGAAATAAAAGAAATAGAACATGATTACGTTGTAAATAAAAACACAAAAGTCTTTCATTATTATGGATGTAGTAGTATTAGTAATATGAAAGAAAAAAACAAAAAGGAAATTTCAGCTACAAGAGAAGAAATGATTAAAAGGGGTTATAAGCCTTGTGGTAGATGTAATCCTTAGGAGGTTATTATGAAATTTGGAATGAGAAAGCCTAATTTAAAAAAGGTAATAAAATCTAAAACTACAGGAGCTATAAAACGTAAAGCTAAAAGTGCTGTTAATCCACTTTATGGTAAAAAAGGAATGGGATATGCTAAAAATCCTACTAGAGCTGTAAAGAATAAAGTATATAAGAAGACTACTTTTAGTTTTTGGGATTTATTTAAATAGGAGTTATTATGAACAAATATAAAGGAATGACATACACAATTAGAAAAGATGGTAGGTTAATGAAGAAAAAGCAATTTAATGGCAAAACTTACTATCTTTATTCAGATACTGAGAAAGATTTATATAATCAATATGTAGATTTAAACTATAAGCTAAATACAGAGCAATTAAATGACAATAAAATACTTTTCAAGGATTATGTAATAAAATGGCTTAATTTTAATTCTAGTGGCAAATCAGAGGCAACAATAAAAGAATACAACTATATAATCAATAAATACTTAGTTCCTTACTTTGGTTATAAATATATGAATGAAATAAAAAGAGAAGATATTCAAAAACTTCAAACTGATTTGTTAGAAAATAATCATACAGAATTAGCTCATAAATGTATCAGATTTATGCGTACTATATGCAATGAAGCTATAATAGATGATTACTTAATAAAAAATCCTTGTTTAAATATTAAAGAGCCTAAACTTATTCACAAAGAAAAACAGATTTTAACTAAAGAACAAGATGAATTATTATTAAAATCAGAACATAAATATGCTCCATTTTTTAGAATTTTACGTTATACTGGAATGAGAAGAGAAGAAATAACAGCATTAACTTTAAATGATGTGAAAATCAAAAATAAAACAATTTCTATTAATAAGGCAGTATCTTTTGCAACTAATCAGCCAAAACTTAAAGATACTAAAAATAAAAAGCCTAGAACAATCCCTATACTTGATATAATATATAATGATATAGAAAAAGTCTTAAACGATGCAAAAGAAAATAATCAAACTTATTTATTCGTAAAACAAACAGATAAAAATATGTTGACTCAAGAATCAATAAGAAATATGACTAATTCAATTTGTAAAGAATTAGGTTTTAAATTTACACCACATCAATTAAGACATTCTTATTGTACTATGTTGTATTATTCTGGAATAAAAATTAAAGAAGCTCAAAATTTAATGGGACATTCTTCTGCTAAAATGGTATATGATTTATATGCTCATTTAGATGCACAAAAAACAGATATTTCTACAACTCTAAATAACTATCTAAAAAAATAACCGTTGTCAAAAATGTTGTCAATATAAAATTTAGATGTCTGTAAGTATACATTTATGTACTATCTTGAGAGTTGTACCATATTGTCTCCAAAACCGCCTGTGAGGGTTCGAGTCCTTCTACCCCTGCCATATGAAAAAGCGGTGATTTCAAAGGATTTCACCGCTTTTGTATTTTACCTTTCTTATTTCTATATGGTCAATATTTTACATATTTTTTATCAAAAACGTTGTCAAAAGTGTTGTCAAAAAAACTAGCCCTCAGGCTAGTCCTATAATTTTATTAAAATCTCTTTCTTGAGCTATGTACTTTAAACTTTCTGCAGATAATAATAAGTAATGATGTAAAAGCTTATTGTATTCTTCTTCTGATTTTATATTTAATAATTTAATCATTTCTAAAGATTTTTCAAATGCTTCTTTCATACTTACCATCTCCTTTATTCTATTATACAACATATTTTTTGCAAAGTCTGTCGAAGTTTGTCGAAGATGTAAAATTTCTTTATATTATGGCTTTCGAAAATCGATTTTAAGGCATTTTATTTTTTGATTAATATAATTTCATTTGACAAAAAAACTTAAAATTTTTATTGACTTTATTTTTATTATTTGATATAGTATGGTTATCGTTTGATGCTCACTCTTGACAGCTTAGTTGTTTTAAGTAGTATTTATTACTACTTAAGGTAGTTATCTTTCAATAAGTACTACTAAAAAGCAACTAAGTTTCGACTTATTTGCAACGCAGGAAAGGAGTGAGTAAAATGGAGATTATATTATGTGTAATTGTTGCATTTTTTAGTTTAGGCTATTTAATAGAGAAAGCAACTGCATTTCTCAAACAGCTCAAATCTTCTAATCCAACTAAATTTGGAAAAGGATTTGAAGCCAAACTATCTGTTGTTCCAATACAACAAAAAAGTGAAGCAAGCGCCACTAACGCAAACTCCACATCAAATGATAATGATGAGTAAGGGTTCTTCCCTTGCTCTGTTTTATTATAATCAGTATATTAATAATTTATTCTTAAGTCAATTACAATTATTTTACATTTTTGTAATTTTTTTGTAATATTTTTTAAAATTATTTTTAAAATTATTATTAAAAATATTTTAACTTTTGTAGTAGTATTATAATACTACTTTTTTAAGATGTCAATATTTTTAGTAGTTTTTTTTACTACTTTAGTAGTACTTTTACTACCTACTTATATATTATAACACGAAATCTCTAAAAAAGCAAATAAAAAAAGAGGTAGACTAACAATTAAGTTAATCTACCTTTGTCTTAAAATTATTTTATTCCTCCAAGCCATTTACACACTCCAACCTTATAATTGTCTGTTCCATTTACTTTGTATCTTACAACTGCTCTATTATCAAATTTTCCATAACATTCGCATTTTTCCCAAGGATCTAATGAACCTATTTTATGTGTGCAATTTGTATCTGAATATACTGGCTCTCTTGTTGAACCATTAGCATAAGTTCTCACTTCTTCATCACTACCTTTCTCAATATTAGAGTTATCTATAGGTTTATTTTGAATGTCCATATATGAACGGATTTTATTTAAAAATCTTTCCCATCCATAATCTAAAGTACGATGTGGACAATACTTGCCACTCCAATCTTGATGTTTTTTAACTCTGTCAATTCCCCATCCGTATTGTTTTAACAGATAAGCTATATATTCAGCACATAACTCTTCTGCTTCATCAAATCTGTCTCCACCTGATTTAGAGTAGCATATTTCTATTCCTATAGATTTCATGTTGCCTTTTCCTCTTCCGTCTCCTGCATGCCAAGCATTTCTATTAAATGGAATACCTGTTACAACTCTCTCATTATCTACAGCAACGTGAAAAGATGTTTTTAAATTGTTTCCTAGCATATAAGATATTTCAGCCATTGCAGAAGCATCGTTATAAGTATTATGTACTGTAATATATTCTGGTGTCATTTCATAAGGACATTTTATGTTATATTTTGAAGTAGGACATTTTACATTAGTTATTTTCATCAATATCTCCTCCTTCATATTCAATATCTAAACTATTTTCATCTATGTTTTTTTGATAAAGTTCTTCAGAGAAATCTACATCTTCAATTATGATATTATCTTCCATAACTATTCTCCTTTACTTAATTCTTGAATTTTTGTAAGTAAATCGTGTACAACATTAGCACCTCTACTGATTAATATTCCTGTTAAAATACTTCCTAAAACTTGTACCATTTCAAAATCTAGTATTTTAAATAAGTCTATTTTTGTACCTAGTGCTACAATTATACTAATAACTAAAGCTCCTAATCTGTTTATACTGAATTTTCCATTTTCCCATATCATTCTTAAATTTTCCCATATTGCTTCACATAATAAAGCTAATATTATTACTTTTATCATCATATATATCACTCCTTTATTGGTGGTAATTTTAGTGTTTCATCCACCAAAATATTTACTCCGTGGTTTCCGCCTAAAGCTGTATATTGTGCAAATAAATCTGTTAAACAACTTCTTGCATAATCTGGTAAAAAACCCAATTTTTGATAAGTTTCGCATTTACTTACAATCTGTGAACGTAATAAAATCATCATAGAAGCTCTCATTGCTTCATTATTAATTTTATTATCTTTTAATTGTGCGTTCGTTTCTTTGTTTTGCTTTCCTTGTTTATATGTAGAATATATCTGGGGGATTGCCATACACAATCCCGTAATTAATGCTACAATAACTGCTTCACTCATTATTCAGCCTCCTCATTAATTTCATTTTCTTCTACTGGTTCTTCTACTGGAGTATTCTTCTCATCTATTTTAGCATTTATTTCTGCTAAATCTTCCATTGTTAGAACTTGCTTTTCATACCAACCTGTTGCATTTAAAATTATTTGATAATCTGCCATTTTTCCAACAGCATCTAATAATCCTTTTTTAATAAATTCTCTTAAACTAAACATAATTTATCCTCCTTTCTACACATTTCCACCTAGTGAAATTATTGCATTTGTTACCTTATCGAACATTGTGTCTATATCTCTTATTCCACTTACTTCTAAATAAGCTTTTGTTTCATCTTCGCTATTTATTATAGTAAAATCTTTATAAGTAGATGGTTTATTTTCTAATTGTTCTACTTGTTCTGAAGTACATGGTAGGTCTAAAGGTGTTTCTAATTCGTATTGAACTACTACATTATGAGTTGAAAGCCATGTTTTTAAAGTTGCTACATCACTAAATGTATCTTGTGAATTAAAGGCAATACCTTTATGTTTGGCTAAAGCTCCCCATACATTTTGCAATATTTTACCATTTGGCGAAGTATTTGCATTAAATAAACTATCAGGGATAAAATAATTACATTTATAATTTGGAACATAATCATTGCTTTCTACACTAGCTTTAAAAGTATTATCATATAGATAAATATGTGTATTATATATTTCCCAATTTTCTGTTCCGTTAAGTATTTTTTCTCCTATATAATGTCTTTCATACCAACCATTTAAAGTTAAGTTTTCATCATAATAAGGACTATCTACTGTATTTTTAAAGAATATATCTCTTACATCTCCTATACTTCTCCTAGGTTGTTGAACAAATATAGTATAGTCTTGTTCTTTTGTTCCATCTGAATTTGTTATTTTCTCATTAATACTTCCCATTCCATAAGGACTATAACCACTTGCTTTGTTGCCTTTTTCTAGTTTAATTGTTGTTGCTTGAAAGGTGTTATTATAGTTTATTCTTATATATTTAGTAATTGCATCTGTTTTGATTGTATATGGGGAATTAACTCCAATTGGCTGTAATCCTTGCTCATTTCTCTTTATAAATGTTTTATTCTCATCATATTCTGCAATTACAAAACTTTGTCTAGCTCCATTACTTCTACTCATTGTATATGAAGAATTATTTTTAACTTCAATGTATTGGCTTAATTTCCAATCATCATTTGCTGATACTGCTCCATTTGTATTTATATAACCATTTGTAGCAGTAGTTATATCAAACAAATTCTCATTATCTCCAGCACTATATATTGGTTGTTCATAGTTTGGATTTGGTGAAGCTCCATAAGTGAATTTCTCATAGTCTGCATCAGCATCTGTTGTTACCCAGTATTTAAACTTGAATGTACTATTTGCACTGTTTCCCCATAAAGTTGCTTTAAATGTTTCGTTTTCAGTTGGTGTATATTGTTTTGTATATTTATTACCTACAGTGTATCTTTGAATATTACTAAAACTTAACTCTATTTTTTCTGTATTATTTATATATCCTGAGAATGTACTATCGCTACTAGATTTTGTTAGTAATATAAAATTTATATAATATTTTGTATTTGCTGATAAATTTACACCATCAAATAAGTTCACTCCCGAATTTCGAGCTTTGTTTGTTATTCCTTCGCTTGTTTCTAACCAATTCGATGTAATTTTAGCAAGTTGATACCCTTCTGTTGTCTCCTGGTCACTATTACCTTCTACATCAAAAATAGTAAAAGGTGCTTCTATTGTGTTTTCTAGGGTTACTTCTGTTCCTTGTCCTGTTACTTGGGGTAGTTGGCTTACTATTTTCTTTAAGTTTTCGTTTTCTGATTGTAGGCTTTCTATATTTGTTGCATTATTTGATATGTTTGTGTTTTGTGTAGTTTGTTCTTGTTCTATATTTTCTATTTTGCTTTCATTATTTGATACTCTTCCAGCTAAATTTGTTACGTTAGTATTTGTTTGGTTTAAATCGCTTTGATTTGCTTTACCTTGTAATAATTTATCTGTTTGTCCTATTGTGTAATAAGGCCCTTCACTTCCTATGTATATCCATTGATTTTGCCATCTATAATAACTCATTGCATTATTATGAGTGCTATCTTGTAATACCTTTATTACGTCATTTTGTTTAACTTTAGATGTATCATAGTCCTGTAAATCTTGATATGTACCTACTATATCTATTACGTCTGTTGAAGCTGTAATTGCATCTATTTGATTTTGTAAATTATTATCTGCATTTTGCCTTTGAGTTTTTTCTTGAAAAATAGCATTTTCTAATTCTGTCTCATTTACAAATTTAGTATTATCATTTGATAACTGGCTTAAATCTGTAGGTATTTCATTTTTATCAGCTTTATTTGATTGTAAATCGCTTATGTTGTTACTATTTGTTTGTATATTATCGTTTTGAGTTGTCTGTTCTTCTTTTATATTTGAGATTTCTTGGCTGTTATTCGCTACGTTTTGAGCTATTTCTTGAACAGACAAATTTAAAGCCTGTTGTTCTTCTTCATTAGAATTTACAGCAGACTTGATTTCGTTCATATCTTTTGCAGTTACTTTATTTTCATCTGGTATATTTGGATTGCTTTGTAAAGTAACTTTGTTTTTATAAGTTATTTGCATGGTATCTCCTTTCTATACTCCTATTATCGCTCTCAATACAAATTGATTATTTGCATAAGTAATTCCGTTGTTAGTACCTGTAGCAGAGTTGTCACTATTTCCACCTATAAAAGTATCATTTATATATATGTATTTTGTTGCACATTGCCCGAATTTACTTGAAAACAAATTGCACACATAACCATTTCCTGAAAATCCTAAGTCTAAAAATTTCTTTGGAATATATGAAAAATTAAAGTTCCAATCTTGTGCTTGACCATTACTATAGGCACTCCAAATTAAAACTATTCCATTGTTTTGGTCACTAATATTCTCACTTAAATCAGCTCTTTGAGACCCAATCAAAAACATAGGGTCACCTTGCCATAGTATTTTTTGTTCTTTAAATTGATTTATTAATTCAGTCACATATTGTTGTGCATCCGTTTGCATTTTATTTAAGTTTTCAGCCGTCATAGGTGTATTACCTGTGTATTCTGGCATTACTACTGGATATCGCGTACCATTTATCTCTACGTATGGACCTTGTACTAGTTGTCCATCTTCCCATTCAACCATAATTAGCTCCTTTCATATTTTATTTTTAAATCTAAATTACCTTCTAAATTCAAAGGCCTTGATTGATAATAATAAACTCCCGTATCTGTCCATGTTGATATATATCTAGGTTCGTCTCCACCTTCTACATAATTTGGATTTCTTGAATAAATTTCCTGAAAAAGCTTATATTTATAAATTACATATTTATAATTAGCCTTTAAAGGATAAATTGAATTACTAGGGTATATTTCATTTGGAAATATTAATTCATTACTCAATACATTTTCAAGTCCACTTAAGCTTATTGATGTTCCGTTATTTACTGCCTCTATATCTTGACCTATTACATATTCTTTATCCATATAATCTTTATAAGAAGAAAAGCCTACACTATAAAGTTGTGCATACGTTGGTTGTGGTACAACAGAAGAAACACTTCCTCCATCGTGTTCTGTAAATAATGGGTCTTGATATAACAAAGAAGGACCTCCATCTACTGTTAGATGTATAGGTCCTTTTATTCGTGAGTCGTTACTCCAAAATTCTGCATCTGTTGAAATTGTATCTCTACGTGTTAATACAAAATTTTGGTTTTCTTCAAAAGAGATGTTATAATTAGAAGTGTCTAAAATAGAACATACATATCCTCCTAATATTAAAACTGCAAACAATGCATTAAAACCAAGTGCTGTAATGTTTCTTCCATAATAATTTGATATGCTTTCGTATTGTCTAGTAGATAAATTATAAACTCTCTCTTTTGCACTATAGATATACTTGGCTGTAATTGCTTTGTCAGATATATTTTGTAAAAAATCATCAAGGTCCAAAGGTAGTGCTATATCAAAACTTTCAAAAGGGTCTATTTTACTTGTTGCATCAAAGCTTAAAGGTGTATCAAATTTTATGTATAAAGTTCTTAGTTTTTTTAAATTCGGAGCTTTAATGCTTACATTTATATCAAGTTGTGTCTTAACAAATCTCTCTAAGTATTCGTCTAAAATTAAATTATGAAAATCTATACTCTTTTTACCAATCTTTAAATTTATAAAATTTTTAATTTTCATCGCTATTCTCCTGTTCGTGAACTTCGTTGATTTGTTCATCTACAAATTCACTTAAAATTATTGTGTTTATAGTTTCTTGATTTTCTTCTTGTTCGTACTTTCTGAACATATCTATATAGGTTGTAAATAAATCTGCATTTTTTAACGTAAACTTCCAGTTTTGTTCAAGTTCGTTCTTGAAATTATATGATATATCACTTACTGCAAATTTCCCTTGTATTAAAAAAGCAGGTCTATCTATTTGGACTATATCTCCAATTTTTAAACCTGTTTCAACGTCATATTCTAACTCTACTTCATTTACTAAATTAGTGTTTTGAATTATCAAGCTTCTTGCATAATCAGTTAAATCATTTAAAAAATACCATTTTTCGTTTAGATCTATAGAAGTTTCTACTAGACCACTCTCTGAAATTAATCCTTTACATTTCTCAATCTCTGCAGAGTGCATAAATCTCATTGTAGTATATCTCAGAGCTGTATTGCTGGTTATTGAGATAATCTTTCCAGCGGAACCATTCCATTTAAAGCCTGTAATTAAATTTTTAAAGAAATTATCTCTCTGAAGAACTAAAGTTCCTTCATTTCCACTATCTGTACTATAAGTAATTGAACCTTCTAAAACTACAAATTTATTATAATTACTTAAGCTTTCATCCTCTCTTTGTATTCCTATTGAGAATGTTTGAGTTGTTCCATTTGATAACTGAATAGTTAAATCTAAACTATATACCGTTGCTGTATCAATATTCTCAGAGTTTTCACTTTGTTTTATGTATGCTCTTAAATATTCCTCATCAACTATTATAGGATTTATAAAATCAATATTATCTCCGTTTTTTATTTGTTTATCTATCGCAACAATAGGGTATCCATCTAGGTATTCTTCGTTATTAGATTGACTATATATTAATCGTACATTTTTGAAGTTAATTACATTTGCATATTCAGAGTTCATAATACTAGGTTGTATTTTAAGTAGTCCTCTTTCTTTTCCATTAATTACTTTTGCAGGATTTAGTCCATATAAGTAATCTAATGAATTTACAAATATCTCTTTTTTCTCATTTATGGTCCAAAATATATTTCTACGTGAACTTATTGAGTTCATACAATCTTCTACAGTCTTTAATACATAACTTAACGTAATTTGGCTTTTTGGTACATTCATTTGAACTATTGTGAATCCATCATCAACTAAAGGTTGTAAAACTCTTCTTATTGCTATTTCTAATTCGTATGTACCATATAACGTCACATTTCGTTTTGTGGCCATTTTTAAAGGAGATAATAAAGTTAATACTAGTTCTCTATTTTCTTTCTCTAAAATCATCCTCGAAAGTTCTACATTGTCTAAGAAGCCAGTAAATAATACTTTACCTTTTAAGATATCTTCTTCTGTGTCTGCTTCCATTATTTTTATTTCTTGATATTTTAAAGGAATATCTGCAATAGTGCACCCTGTAAAGTCTATTTTAACTTCATTGAATGTTACTTCATTATTTGAAAATTTATAACCATATTTGTTTAACATTTTATATGTTTTATTATTATATACTACTCTTTTCATTAATAAGCACCTGCCGTTCTAAAGTTTCTTGCAACTGCTGGAGCCACCATTCTTCCTACTTTATCACCATCCATATTTACATCTCCATTGACTTCTATATAAGCTGTTAGCATTTTGTTTACATTGGCTGTTGTGCTTAAATTTGCACTTAATTTTTGTGTTTCAAAGTCTACAGCAGAACGCATTTTTTTATATACTGCACCTATACTATCGTTAAATCCTTCTCCAATTCCTAAAGCTAAATATTCTCCAATTTCATCTCTAAACAAAGTAGATGGTGAATGTATCCCAAAGAATGATTTAAATTTGTTAAGTACTGCATCTTTAAATCCTTTGATTTTTTCAAACAACCAATCTTTAACATTGCGGATTCCATTCCATATTCCTTTTACTATATTCTTTCCAATTTCCCAAAAGCTTGAAATATAATTTCCAAAACTTTTTACTATTCCACCTATTATTTGTGGTATTTTCGAAAGAGCTTGAGGCAAGGCTTTTATTAAGCCTTCTGCTAATTTGACAATTAATTTAAATCCTGCTTCTGTAAATTTAGGAATATTTCTTAATATAGCATCAACTAATTTTACAGCAATAACTGGTATCTTTTCTATAAGCATAGGTAAAGCTTCAATTAATCCATCTGCTAACCCGAGTATTAGGGCAATACCTGCATCAACAAGCATATCTATATTATCTAACAAGCCTTCTATTATAGTCAAAATACATTCAACAGCCTGTGGAATTAATGAAGGCATCATTTGAGCCATTCCCATAATTAATTGTTGTATTAAGTTAACTCCTGCTTTAATAATCTGTGGAAGTTGTTGAATTAATCCTGTTAATAATGTTTGAACAATCTGCAATGTTGTTTCAACTATCATAGGCATATTTTGTATTATTCCATTTAATAAATTTTCTAATAATTTCTTTCCTGTATCAAGTATTTTAGGTAAATTATTAGTTATGTTCTTAATTATGTCTGGAACAGCATCTCCAACAATTCTGACTATATTATCTACAGCAATCATTGCACTATCAACTACTTGTCCTAAATCTCCTGAGCCACTTAAAAAATTTTCCCATGATGATTTTAAAGATGCTATACTTCCTGTTAATGTTTTCTCTGCTTCTAAAGCTGTTGTCCCTGTTATGCCTAATTCTCCTTGTATTACGTGAATAGCTTCATATACATCACTTAAATTGTTTATATTGTATTTTATTCCTGTAATCTTCTGAGCATCTTTTAATAAACGCTCCATTTCTGTTTTAGTTCCACCATAACCTAGTTTAAGGTTATCCAGCATTGTATAATTCTGTTTTGCAAAACCTTGATATGCATTTTGAATACTTGCCATATCTGTTCCCATTTTATTTGCATTATCAGACATATCTACCATTGCCATATCAGCAATTTTCGCAGCCTTATTTGTATCTCCTGCAACACTCTGTAAAAGTGAAGCACTAAATGACGTTACATTTTGCATATACTCATTAGCACTTAATCCGGCTGTTTTATAAGCATTTTTTGCATTTTTTATTACTTCATCAGCACTATCTTTAAAAAGAGTCTCGACACCACCTATTGATTGTTCAATTTCTCCTCTAGCTTTTACACTTGCAGTTACTATTCCTGCAAATCCTGCTGCTACAGCTCCTGTTGCTACTGTTAATGCTTTTAACCCAGTTTTAGCCATAGTGCCTAATGTGCTGAGTCCTTGTTTAAATCCTTTATTATTTAAAGAGGTATCTATTGTTACTGAACCATCTGCCATTTTATCCTCCTTTCTTGCATAAAAAAAAGAACACCTTTAAGTGTTCTTTTAGTTTTTAATTAAATATTCCAATGATGTCCACAATTTTGGCATACTGCCACACTTCTGTTTTTTATTTTCGAGTTACTTTTTCTTTTTGGTACTAAAAGCCATAACCCACATGTGCAAAGTATCAATGTTAGCCTTATTAATCTCCCAAATATTCCGACATTATTCGTCTTAACTTTTGTATCTACCATTTGCACATTTACTTTATCGCTTCCACATTTAGGACAATTCATAATATCTCCTCCTTTTGGAAAAGTATATTATATTATTATAAAAAAATCAAGTCTACCAAAAAGCACTTCCAAAATCTGCTTCTTTTTCCTCCTGTGTTCTCATATCAGGCAATTCATACAATTTCTGCAACTTTTTATATCGTTTCTTTTCTTCTTTGTCTTTTATTTTAGATAAGTCTATAGCTCTGCATCCCATTATTTCTACAATTCTATTATCATTTTTTAAAGATTCAAACATTGCTTTAAATTTCCACCAATGCAAATATGGTATACTATTCAAATCAATATTGTATTGGTCTTTAAATGCACTAAATATTAGTTCATCATCAAATTCATAGCTATAAATTTGCTTTGATTTTTCATTTCCTTGACTAGCCTTTTTTTCTTTTCCTGCACTATAGAACCATATCATATCTTCTATTGCTTTATCGATTTGTTGAGGCATCTTGTAATAATAAAGATTAAAAGCTAATAAAACTTTTTCTTTATCTGGAATTTTATTGTCTTGCATCAACAATTCAAATTTTATACTTTCTCTAAAATCTGTACGAATTTTAAACCCTGATGGAGTGTATGTTGGAAGTTTATCTAAAATTAAATTCATTTTCTTCTTCTTTCTTTTCTTGGTTGATACCTTTGATAAATTGACTCTAAATCTCTTGAATATTTTATTTTTTCATTTAAAATATCTTGAAATACTTCTGTGTGTTCTTTTAAACTCATTTTTCCATTAAATAGTTTTTCTGAAACTCCCTCACCAAATACGTTATCTAAAAATTCATTGATTATTTGACATTCTAATCTTATTTCTTGGCTCATACTTAATTCTTCTTCTTGATGCTTTTCTGTTTCTTCTACTACTTTTTTATATGCATTTTCTAATTTTTCTACATTATCAGCATCTAAAAAATCAAATTCTACTTCTAAATTTTTAAGTTTCATAATTCCTCCAATTTAAAAGGCAAGTTACTCACTTGCCTCTTTAATTACTTTTTTTCTGCTAGTCTTTCTAGCTGTTGCTGGGAGTAAAAGTTGCTACTAATCCATCAGCACTTATTGTTGCTGTTCCGTTTGTAAAAGTTCCATTTGCGTGGAAGTTTCCACTATATGTATAAGCTTCTGTGTCTGTTCCGTCTGAATCTGGATTAACATCATAATTTCTATATTTAGCTTCTTTTGTTATAGTATTTACTGATAAGATTTCGCAAGTTTCTCCTACTAATTCATCATCATGAACTTTAGCTACTTTTTCGTGAACTGCATTTCCAACAATTCTGTCAAAAGTATAAGGTATATTTGGAGAATATCCTGTTGTTGTTTCTCTTTCAAAGTTTT